TGCGAGGAGTTGTCCGGGAAGTGCCATGTCTCTCGCCCCCTACTCGATGGCGTAGAAGTTGATGACGTCGGTGGCGGCGAGTACCGCGCCCGGATCGTCCACGGTGAGCACGAAGTACTGGGCGTTGGCCTGCACCCAGGTGAAGGCCACTGTGGCCATGCTCTTGACGACGCCGGCCGCGGTGAAGCACTCGAGGCCGACGAGGAGCGGCGCCACCGTGGTCGGGACACCCGCGATCGGCACGCTGTTGCCGGCCGCCAACGCCCAGGTGGTGACATCGGCCGCCGTGACCGTGTAGCCGCCCCAGAAGACGTCGCGGTCCCCGATGTTCCGGGCCCCGACGGCGGGGGTGCCGCCGACGACGCCGTTGACGCACGTCTCGACGAGCGTGACGTTGGTGCCGTTGACGGCGATGCCGATGAAGGAGCAGCCCGCCGACACGTCGGTATTGCCCACCCACGCGACGGCGTTGACCGTGCGGGCGGCGTCGGCGTTGACCGCCGCGACGAGGGCCGTGATGGCGGCGTCGGCCGTCTGGTCGGCCGTCACGTCGACGAGGATGTCGCCCGTGATGGCCGCGTTGGTGTCGTACTCGTAGGTGCGACCGTTGATGACGACGGTCTGCGTGTCGGCCACCACGCCGGTGAGCTCGAAGTAGCCGACGCAGGTAAGGCCGAGGTCGCGGGCGCCGAAGGCGCGCGTGGTCCCCAGGGCCAGCATCTTGGCGTTGGTGACCGCGGTGTCGGCGATGTTGGCCGTCGCGGCGATGTAGGTCAGGACGTGAACGTAGACGTCGAGGACACCGGCCGTACCGGCCGCCGCGATGGTGGCCCGGACGTTGGCGCCGGCCGGGATGCGGATGATGTTCGCCACCCGGTCGTTGAGGGCCCAGACGCCGGCCCCGAAGTCGTCCACGACCGAGTTGATGACGGTCGCCGTGCCGATGTCGATGTCGGGCGCGCCGGCCGCAGCCTCCGTGGCGTTGACGGCCACGATGGCGATGCGGTCGTTGGCGCCGTCGGCCGCCAGGATCTCGAAGGGGCTGACGGCGTCGTGCGCCACGGCCACGGGCACCACGCCCGCGAGGCCGAAGGCCGCGGGGGTGATCTTCTGTGCCGTGACCACATTGGCCGCGAGGTGCTCGGTGTCGATCGAGAGCGCGACGTAGTGCTCGCTGTCGACCTGGTCGTCGGCGATCTTGGCGCTGGTGATGGCGTCGGGCTGGATGTCGTCCGTCCCGACCGTGGGGAAGTCGCGCAGGTCGAACTCGATGACGCCCACCGTGGCGCTGTCGACCGCGACGCGGCCGACCACCTGCACGATGCCCGTCGCCGTGATCGGCGCGACCAGTGTCCAGCCGCCGGCCGTGGTGGCGTCGAGGTAGACGGGGTCGCCCACCGCGCCAGCGGCGAGGGTGTTGAGGTTGGCGGCCGTGCGGAACGCCGTGAACGCCATGCCGTTCGAGTTGGTCGCCAGGGCCGTGCGCATGACGAACTGCGCCTGAGCGCCCGAGACGTCGGCGTCCGCCTTGCTCACGAGCGGCAGCGCATAGGTCTCGTTCCAGCCGCTGATGTAGATGAGCTCGTTGGCGGCCAGCGTGCCGCCCGTCTCGTTGCGGATGGCCACCGCCGTACCGCCCAGGGCCACGTCGGCGTTGCGCCAGTCGTTGCAGGTCTCGATGGTGGCGGCGCCCATCTTGATCTCGTAGAGCGGCGTCGAGCCGGGCGTGAAGCCCGTCACGTTGGCGCTCACCGCTCCGACGGCGCTCACCTCGATGTAGTTCGTGGTGCTGGCCGTCAGCAGCAGGTGGGCGCCCTGGATGCCCTGGTAGCCGTTGCCGGTGCCAGTCAGGAGGACCCCGCCCCCGACGCGCACGTAGAGGCCGTCGCAGAGCTGGGGATTGATGTCGAAGGCCCCTCGGACAAACAGGACCTTGGTGTCAGTCGTTGCCATCTTCTCTTTCCTTTCCGCTCACCGTTGGGGCCGTTGGGGGCGGGCAAGCGCCCGCCCCCGTGAGCCGAAAGGGCCTAGTTCTGGTAGCCGCGCACGGCGAGGTTGCAGTCCAGCGTCTTGACGCCGTAGAGCACGTCGAGCGCGACGTTCACCTCGGACGAGTTGCCGACGTAGAACATCCGCGACCGCAGGGCGATGCCCGTGATGGGGTCGGCCACCGTGGCGATCCGCGCGCCGAGCTGGTTGCCGATCGTCGAGAGCGGCGCCGTGGCCAGGCAGAAGGCGTTGCGGTGGAAGGCGATGTTCTGCGTCTTGGCCGTAGCCGCGAGTGCGCCGCCGTGGAAGGTGAGGACCTCGGCGCCGACCGTAGCCTTCTTCAGGGCGGGGGCGAAGTTCAGGGCGGCGATGTCGCCGCCACCGGCCACCGTCTCGATCGCGGTGCAGACGTAGCGCTGCGTGTCGCCCGCGATGCTGAAGGTGTCGCCGATGGCCGTGGTGCCGCCGACGGTGAGGCCGTTGACGTTGAGGACGCTGGCACCGAGCGCAGTGACGCCCACCACGGCACCCGTTGCGTCGGCCATGATCCCCGGTGTGTGCGAGGGCGCGTTCTGGTTGGCCCACACGTCGTAGCCGAAGATCCGCCCCATGCTGGCGTTCCGCAGCGACTGGTCCTGGATGCCCGCCACGAAGCCGCTCGCGGCCATCGCGTTGAGGAAGGCCACCTCGGTGGCGCCGCCGATCATGAAGTGCAGCATCCCGTCGTTGAGCGGGACCTTGTTGTCGAACATCACCTTGCGGATGGCCGACAGGTCGCTGAGGGCCGGCGTGGCGCTCAGCGTGGTGTACCAGGGGACGTCCTTGTAGAGCGCCGCCACGTCCTGGTCGATCACGTCGGCGATCGCCACCGCCGCCGGGCGGATGTGGTCGCTGATGATGCGGTCAGACGTGAGGCTGAGGTCCTTGTCCGTCAGCGCGAACTTGACCTCCTTCCACTTGTCCACCTTGACGGCGACGGACTCGGTCGTCAGGTCCATCGCCGCGGCCGGCGCATCGGCGGCCGTGAAGCTCGCCGGACGCCGCACCTGGATGGTGTCGCCTTGGATCGAGGGGTTGGTCGTGTAGTCGCGGTAGACGCGCCCCGCCATCCCGAGGACCTTCTCGAGCTGGATCAGGGCCTCTTGGGCGAAGAACGTCTCGTTGTAGTTGCCGAGGGTGTTCGTGGCCATCGTCGTGCCCTCTCAGAGCCGGTTGAGCGGGCACTCGGACAGCAAAAAGGAGTGCGCCGCAGTGAGTTGGTGCATTCACCGCAGCGCACTCCTAGAGGTCGCTGGTGGGGTAGCCTGGCCGCCCCGTGTGATGGTGCCAATCGGTTGTCTTGCTGCCTTGCGCCGCCGCCTAGCGCGCGGCGCCCTGCCGTCCTACTCGGCTACCTTGTAGCCGACTCCGCGCTTCTCCGCGTCCGCCTTCATGCGCCGGTATTCGGGGACGCTGGCGTCCTTGGGGATGATGACGATGCCGCCCGCGCCGCGGGCGCCGGTCTCGGTCCTCGCCCCGCTGCCCGCCACGTCGCTCGCCTTGAAGTTGTCGCCGAACGTGGCGTCGGCCTTGAACTCCTCGACGAGCTGCGCGATGGTCATCGGCGTTGCCTGGCCGTCCGCGATGCGGGGGGTGCCCTTGGCATCCACCACCTGCGCGGTGAAGTCGTCGTCGTGCTCGACGACCTTGATGAACGGCAGGATGTGCGGCAGCATCACCTTGGCGTTTCCGCCGGCCGCCGTGAGGGCCGACTCCGCCTCGCGCTTGGCGAGCACATCGAAGAGCTTGCCCTCTATCTTCTTGGTGCGGCCGAGCAACTTTTCCTTCTCCGCGTTCGTGGTGGCGATGAGCTGCGACTTCATCGCCTCGAAGTTCCCCTCGGCCTTGGCCTTGTCCTCGCGCGTCTTGGCCGCGAGCTCGAGGTCGGCCTGGACGTCCTCGGCCGTGCGGTCGCCGAGGATCTTGGTGCGCTCGGTGAGCGTCTTGTTCTTGCCGAGCAGTTCGGCGTTCTTGGCCTTGAGGCCGCTCACGTCCTCCACGTCGGCGTTGAGCCGGAACTTGCCGCCGTCCTCCACGTAGGCGCCGCGCAGCGCCTCGGGTACGGCGTCGATCTTGTCCACCACGAGCGCAAGCTTATCGGGCATCGGCGTCCTCACGGTTGAGTGCGTGCGTCCCAACCCACAGGGGCCACGCTAGGGACGGATGTAGAGGTTATGCAAGGCCCCGCGTCGTGGTTCAAGCCGCCGCCAGCGCCCGCGGGCCCGTGGCCACGTACACATAACTCTGGCAACCGCACCCATAGTCCGTCTCGCCCGGGATCATCTGCGTCGTGCCATCGGGCAGAACGTAGGGTTGGTCGAATGGCACCGTCACGCCGTGCATCGGGACGTGCTCCTCGCGCTTCGTCGGGCGGTCGATCTGCACCCACTGCTTGACGAGGTTGGCGCCGTCGACGTAGCCCTTGTCGATGGCATCCTGCCAGGAGAGCGTCTGCCCGAGGCGCGCGCTATCGAGCGCCGCGCTGCGCGCGATGGTCTCGGCGTTCTGCGCCACGCGCGCCCTGCGGTAGTACTCCGTGTAGCGCGTGACCTGCTCGGGCGTAAGCGGCCCCCGGGCGAGCATCCGGTCGACTCTGTGGTTGCGCAGCGTGTAGCCCTTGATCGAGCGGCCGGGGACGCCCGAGAGGGCGGCGCGGAAGTTCGAGACCTGCCCGACCTGCGCTTCGCCCAGCGGCAGCACGCCGCGTATCCCGCGCGCGATGGTCCGGGGGCCCTGGCCCGCGGCGAGCCCCGCCTCGACGTGCGCACGCACGGCGCCGCGCACACCCTCCTCGAGCGCCGTGATAACCCGCGTCTCAAGCCGCCGGATGGCGTCTATCACGCGCGGATTGAGCACGTCAAAGCCGATGCCGGCGGTGCCGACGGCCACTCGCGCGCGCCGCGGCAGGTCGCGCCGAAAGAGGCGCGTCTCCCTGCCTACGCTGCGCCGTATCGCTTCGCGCACGGGGTAGAAGGCGCGCGCCGTGACCTCGGGCGCCAGGAGCGCCGTCAAGAGCCGCTCGACGCTGCCGCTGGCGATGGCCTCGGCGAGTTGAGCCTCCGAGAGCTCGGCGGCGAGGAGGCCGAAGGCGCGCAGGATGGCGCGCGCGATGTCGGGCGTCAGCAGCGCGGTCTCGCGGGAGACGCGGGCGAAAAGGGCGCGGCGCGTGGGCGACATCTACCTCGGCACCCCGGCTGGCTTCTCGTCTGCCGCATCAAGTATCCGCTTGGCCCACCATGCCCAGCCACCGCGGTGACTCGGATCAAGGCAGGCCGGTCGCCAACTCATTTCCTTGGCGTAGATCAGTTCTTGCTGCGCGTAGTACCGCTCAAAGGTCCCGTCCGCGCAGTCGTCTGCCGCCCCGTTTATGACTATGAAAGCCGCCTGTAGCGCACGGGCGGCGCGACGAATTCGCGCGGCATCGTCAGGGCGCTCCGGGGACGCGTGCCGGAACAGCCGCAAGAGCCGCCGCCAGGCATTCACGGCTTGCTCCACAGTGCAAGGTTCGTCCGCTCCCCCTCTAGGAGTAGGCAGCGATGGCCGTCGACCTCGACGAAGCGGGACGGCGTGCCGCGCTGCTCGTCTCTCGATACCGAGCCTGGCGGCGTACTCTCCCCTGTCACGGGATTCCACGAAAGCGCCTCGGCCTCATCGCGCCAATCAAGCTTCAGGCCAAGCCGGTCGGCCTCTCGTGTCACCGGCTCGCCCTGTGTCGGGATGTAGCTCGTTGCGAAGAGGCCCGCTTCGACCTGCCAGCGGCGTTGTCCGAGGAGCCAGAGGTGGCGGCCGACGAACACGGCGACGCAACGGGGAAGCCGCAAAGCGAAGGCGCGTCGCCGGCCGAAGGCGTCGAAGCTGATGGCGTAGGGCGTCACGGCTTGGGCACCCCCTCCGGCGTGCTACCGCACGTCGGGCACGGGCGCCAGTCGTCACCGACGCCGGCGCGAAGCGCGTTGAAGCTGATGGGAACCGGGAAGCCGCCATCGCTACGCGGGCGCACCCCGAGGCCGAAGCAGTCCGGGCAATTGTCGTAGTGATGCGGCGTGCAGTCGGTGCAGACGTGCAGCGGGCCGCCAATGTGGGCGCTCCCGGCTTGGCTGACGGCGTTGGCGATGATGCCGTGTTGGGGCCGCCCACAGGAACAGCGGCGAGCGGTCAATTCCACGTCTTCACCGCAGTCGGCGCACCGCCATTGCGGGGTCGTCGGCGCAGGCGCGTTCACGGCTTGGCCTCCCGTGGCGGCAGGTAACTGGCGAGCGCGTCGGCGAGGACGGCGTAGCGGATGGCCAGCGCCCTGTACCTCTGGCGCTCCGTCTCGTCACCGGAGTTCTGTGCGTGCGTGGCAAGGATGACCGCCGAGCGGTATGCCTCCCGCGCATCGTCCGCCATCGCCCACGTGATCTTGCGCGGGTCGTCGTCGGGCAGCGCGGCGTTAGCGAGCGCGATTACGCGGGCCAAGTCGGATGGAGAGTTCTGGCCGCCACCCAATAACTCGGCTGGGCGCACGAGATAGTCGGTTATGCCGAAGCGCCATGCGAGCGCCTCGCTCCACTCCTTGGCTGTCAGCGCGGGCGGGATCATCGCGTGGCCTCCGGCGTCTCGGTGTCGGTCGCCTCGACGGTGTACGTCGTACCGCAGACGCGGCAGGGCACGCCTTGCCAGCGCAGGCCACCGGGAATCTGGCTGCGCATCTTCGCGTCGGCCGTCGAGATCGTGGCCAGCGTACCATCGGGCACCACGAACCTGCCCGCCTTGCGGCAAGCCGGGCACTCGAAGACGGTGTCGCCCGTGTACTCGTGGGACACCGGAACGTCGGCGCGCGGCGTGGCCTCCGGCAGCGTGATCCGCGCGCCGCACGTCTCGCAGCGAGCCGCGAGGGACCCGTTGAGATGCGCGAGCGCCACAACGCCGTCGTGCGCGCAGAGGTCGCCGCCCGCCGCCTTGAAGGCGGTGATTGCCGCGTCGCGCTCTCGGTCGCGCTCGGCAAGCGCGGCCTCCGGCTTGGCCTCGTGCATCACGCAGCCGAATGAGGGGGCGACCACTAGCCAGCTTCGGCCTCCACCTGTGTCTCGAAGCACGTACGCCCCTCGCGGTCCTTCGTGGCGAATGTCAATGCGGTCGCAGCGCAGTAGCGCGTACGCAGATTCCTCCACTGCCCACCGGCAGGTCGCGCAGGCGTGCCGCGCAAGCCACGCTTTCGCGGCTTCGATACCCGCACCCATACACTCGGCGCAGGGGTCGGCGCCGTGATTGGTGCATGGCCCCGTCCTGATGCTGACCAGTTCGTAGAACTTGGCCCCTAGTTCGTCGGCAAGGCTCATCTCAGCCCCCGTGCAAGGGTGTCCTGTAACCTACGCCGCCCGCGCCAGTGCTCGCGCCTGGGTCGCGGACGACGCGCCGTACCAGCGCACGCCACGCGGGCGCAGGCATCCACCACGGCCGGGGCCGCAACTGCAGCGCGAAGCGGGCCGCCAGGTCCTCGGGCGCAAGGCCCGCGCGGCGGAAGTAGCGCCGCATCTCGCGCCGGGTCTTCTTGGCGGCGCGCTGGTTCACTGGCTCATCGTGCCCCACATGGCGTCGTAGATGTCGAGCACCACGCGCGGGACGCCGTTGGCCATCTGGCGGGCGCGCCAGCCGGGCGTCTCCATTGCCGCGAAAAGGCGCTCGGAATCCGTTGCGATCTCGGCGAGGGTCGCCGCGTCGTATTGCGGGCAAGGGTAGCCCGATCCGTGCTCGTGGCCACAGACGGCGCACCAGCGGCCGACGCCATCCGCCGTGAGGACGCCGTGCTGGCGTTGCGGCTGCTGGCTCACGCCGCCTCCGCCAATTCGGCCGGCACCACGCCCGGCTTCGGCGTGCCCGGCTTCACGCCGCCGCTCGCCTGCGCGAGCGCCAGGGCCTTCGCGTCGGCCTCGGCCTGCGCCTTGGCCTCCGCCGCCTCCTCGTCCTCGCGCGCCATCTCCTGGGCCACGAGCCGCAGGGCCTCCTCCTCGGCGCTGAAGTCCTCCGGCAGATGGCCCGTCTTGAGCGCGTACATTAGGGCCTCAAGCGATAGGGCGCGCTCGGGCGAGTTGTAGGCGCTCACCAGCACCGCGAGGTAGGCGGGGTCTAGGCCCTCGCCGGCGAAGTCGCGGTTGACGCTGATGCTGCCGCCCTCGGGCAACTTGAGGAAGGCGGCGATGTCCTCCAGCATCCCCTCCAGCGCGTCCTGCAGCGAGCGCGCGGCCTTGACGAGCTTGGCGTTGCGCTGGGCCGCGAGGAGCCGCGCCTCGGCCGCCGTCTTCGCCGCACCGGCCCCCTCGTCCATCGTCGCGCCATGGCGCCGCATCTGGTCCCGCAGGTCCTCCAGCCGTAGGCGCGTGGCCCCGAGCGCCGCGCCAGAGGGCTCCAGCATCTTGGCGTCGCCGCCAATCGGCAGGTCGATGCCCTGGCCCATCTGAATGGTCTCGGCGCTACCGGGCGGCGGCTTCATGCGGCCGATGAAGACGGGCGTCGGCACGTTGGTCTTGTGCATCACCGCGGCGTTGTCGCTCTTGACCTGCGTCTCCTCGGTATTGCTGTACGCCAGTCCGATGAGGTGCGGCTTGCTGTGCATGGCGCCCAGCCTCTCGCCGCCCATGATGACGCGGGCACAGATGCGGTTGGGCCCGATGATCTCGCCCTCGTCCTCTAGGGCGAAATCCTCGCCCGTCTTGGCCCAGAGTTCCCAGGTGACGGCGCCGAGGCCCGTGACCTTGCCGGTCTCCGGGTCGCTGATGACCGCCTGGCGCACGATGCGGAAGCGCTCCTTGGTCACTGTGCCGAAGGCGCCGTCCGGCACCGTGGTCCACTCGCGGAACTTGATCTCGACGAGGCAGCGCACGCCGCCCACGGTGACGTAGCGCGCCGTCAGCACATCGGGCGCGCCGTAGAGCGTCACATAGGGCCGCGCCTTAAGACGCCTCTCGTCCGACTTCCACTTGAGGCCCTTCGGCACCGGGTAGTCGGTCCACAGCACGGCATGGCCCCAGTGCAGGGCCGCATCGAGGGCCGTCTCGGCGAACACCTCGACGTGGTTGCCCTCGCCGTCGATGTCCTCAAGGAGCGGGAGAATCCGCGCCGGCACGTCCTTCTCCACCTTGGGCGGGATGGCGAAGACGAGCCCTACGTGTTCGACCAGGGTCGTGGCGTAGTGGTCCTCGGCGAACGTCATCAGGACGCGCGCCGCGTAGTCCGTGTCGGTCTCGTACTCGAAGCGCGGGAGGTAATAGGCGTTCTTGGCGCGGATGGCCGGCGTGCCCGTCCGAAGGTCGGCCACGAGCTGCCAGCGCGGCGCCATCTCCTGGTACTCGGCGCTCGCGTAGTCGGCGCGCTCGGGGTCCGTGCTGTAGGAGCCGAGGTCCCAGGGGACGTACTGCGTCAGGTCG